ATGGGAATTTCCATGTCAGCACTTCCACGCCCGAAGGCTTTTGTTAATCCGGCTGTCTGGGTCTCTGGCGGTCTTGGTCGAAGTCAATTTCTTCTTCATCCCTTCCATCCGCGCACAGAAAGAATCCTTGCGTTTGCCGCCTTCGGGCTGAGGTGCTTTTAAGTTCATCCCCGCCTTCTTTGCGGACGCCCGCCCTTTGGCGTTCAAGCCGCCATTGGGATTCTTGCCTTCTTTCCTTTGCCATGCTGGTGTCTTTGCCATGTTATGCCGCCTTCAATTTTGCCTGCCGCTGGTCTTCCAGCATGGGCTTGATAACGTCTTCAACGAAGTCGCGTTTGAACTCTTCTTGGCCAATGTGGGGCAAGCTGATCTCAGCGTCCACCCAGCACTCAAACCCCGCCTCGCGTGCGCGGTCGCAGAAAAGGTAGTCCTCGCCGGTGTACTTCTTGTCGCGCAGGGCAAAGTCAAACACAGCAAACGCAGTCTCGTTCTCGCGGGTCTCGTACTCCCACTCGGGATGGTCGGCAATGAGCTTCTCGATCACGTAGCGCTTGATGAGCATGAACCCTGTGCCCACGCGGTTGACCTTGAGCATAGACCCATCAAAGATCATGTCGCCGTTGTCGTCGCGGGGAATGTCGAGGAAGAAGAATTTGTCCGATGCGCGGCGGGGATACAAGCCGGCAGCAACGTCTTTGTCGCCACTCTGCGCCAGCAAACGCATCACGTCGTCGGGCATGACCACCACATCGGAGTCGATGAACAACATCTCGGTGCAGTCGGACTTCATGAACTCATTGACCAAAGAGTTGCGTGCCATCGGGATGATGGAGCACCCGGCCATGTAACTCATCTGAATACCAACACCGTGGTTGAAAGCCAAAGGCATGAGTTGAGCCAAGCTGAACGCCGTCTTGATGTTCAGCTTCCCATCGTACGTGGGGATCGCAATGAAGACCTTGCGCCCCGCGAGCTCAACTTGCTTGGTATCAGCCATACGTCACTTGCGTAGAGGTGATGTTCGACGAGTTTGCATAAATACCTGCTTGGCACAAAGCACCTTCGCCGGGCAAAAGCACTTGATACGGTTGCAAATTAGTACCCGTGTTAATGCCTAGAACCCACGCTCCGCCATTTGCTACGTAGTTACAAACTGTGCTTGTTGCGATCGTGCCGGAGTTTAAATCAGTGATGGTAAAAGTGTTGGCGTCCACCACCGTGATCGTGTAGTTACCTGACACCGGAGCCACGTTGCTCGCAGCAACATAAGCAATCCCCACTTTTGCGCCAGTTTGCAAGCCGTGTCCAGTAGAAGTAACTGTCACTGTGGTGCCACTACGTCCATAGGTAGCTGCTGTCGGGGCAACTGCGGTATCAAAGAAATCAACATACCCGGCGGTGCCGTTACCAATAACGGTGGCTTGTTTCAAGCGCACGCGGCCAACGTATAAAAACCCAACGCCTTGAACCTTCGCGGTTCTTACGTCATATTGCATTGTCATAGGTATCTCCTAAAGCCAAAGAAGGGGACCGAAGTCCCCGCTCAATTAGTCGAAGTTACCGTATGGGTAAGCAGTAGCTGTGCCGATATTTGTATCGAGCTGGGTGTAGCGCACTGCGGCGGTGAGCGTGCCGGCAGTGATTGTCGGCAGAGTTGTACCCGAACCGCCTGTGTAGGGGATGGTGAAGGTCACGACAACTTGGGAGAAACCAGCGGGCTCCACCACGCCCATTGGGTTGGTGAAATCAAAGGTTGTGGCATTGGTTGCGAGCAACTGCGCGCCAGTTTGAGTGATGGTGTTGCGACCGGTTGCGGCGTTCACAGTGGTGATGCTGCCGTAGGTGGTGTCGTTGAAGGCGTTGCCGATGCTTGCAGTCACGGTACCCAATGTGCCGCCAGTAGCGGTAATCACCACGTTGGTGTCGATCAAGAAATCGTTGATGTTGGAGCCAACAGGGATGTAGAACACAACGCCGCGATACAAAGTACCCGCGCCACCTGTGCCAGCGTCAGCAGTGATGACTGCTGCAGTGGGGGGATAAGCAGTGGAGCTGCGCGTGTAGACGGTGCCGTTGATGTTGGGGATTTGATTGCCGTTGACAAACTGGCCAGAGCCGCCGGAATAACCAGCAGTAGCGACAGTTGTGTTTGTCAAAACAATGGAGCAGTCTTGAGCGAGGTCGGTGTAGCCAACATCGCGGATGCCGCCAAAACGAGAATTGCCCGAGAGAATCGGGCCTTGGAAGGTAGAACGTGCCATGACAAAAAGTCCTTATGCAAAAGTCCCTGTACCAATCGTTGCATCGTCTGCTGGGCCAGTCCGGTACAGGTGAGTTCCCAGACGTATGGTGACTATACATCATTTTGGAGGGAACGCAAGGGCTTCTTTTTTCGCGCCTCTAGCATTTTGGCTTTCCAAACGGGGTCCGCCCAAAGCGCTTTCGCTGCTGCAGCTTTTGCTGCTTTGACTTCTGCGCGGTTAGCAATTTCTTGGTTGTTGGCTGTTTGTTTAGCGGCGTATTCTGGGTCAGCCCATTGTGCTTTTGCTTGCGCACTTGTTTTGGCTTTAGACGCTTCTGTATTGCGGCCTCGCTTAATACCTTCTTCACGTTTGTTGCGTGTTGTAGGGTCTGCCCATGTCGCCGTGCTATTACCCGCCTTGAGTGCGCGTGCCTCGGGCGTGCCTTGTACTGCCTTTTGCGCTGCGACGACTTTGGCTCGGTACTCTGGTTGTTGCCAATGCTCTTTTGTAAATCTACCATCTGCAGCCTTTTGTGCATCGGTTTTAACAAGCCCACTTGCACCTTCTCCTCCATCTGTGAGGTTAAACAAAGTCCCTGTTTTTAAGTTCCGGCGACCGTACAGCGCAATCAGCTCAACTTCTTTAGCAAACGCTTCTTCCTCAGACTCTGTTTCAAACACGCGCTCGCACGTTGCTACAAGACCCCGTTGCTTCAAATGTGAAATGAAGTCTTGGAATGGTTTGTTGTGAGACCCTCTGGACCAGTGAGAAATGTCTCTGTCGCCAGTACCTTTACCGACATACACAGGTTGGTCTTTTTTTAACGGGCGGGGATCGCGGTACACATACACATAAAACATAAAAGCTCCTTTGGTTGATACCCCGACTATACACCAATGGACGGCGATTTACAATTAATTTTCTAAATACTTTTCGAAAACTAGTTTTGATACCGGTAATGTGCTGCGCCAAATAAAAAAGGCCCCGAAGGGCCCTTTTCTTGGAACTTTGGTTTCTTTTTAGAAGGAACCGCTAGAACCAAACACACCGAGGGGGTCTGACCAGCCAAAGCTGTAGCGCTCGCGTGATTTATAACGTACGTTACCCGTATCGAAGTCTCCATCCATTGAGTTTTGCAATGGAGTACGGACGAAGTGTTTCAAACCGTTAGGCACGTCAGTGGTCAAGAACCAAGCATTGGGGTCGGTCAAGAAGTGGTTAACTGTATAACCTTCAGGAACCGCACCGTTGTTCTTCAATGCGTTGACGTCGTTGTTGTTGGTACCTACGCGGAGTTCAGTTTCCAACAGGCGAGTAGCCACGAACATCAATGATGGAGGAACGATCAATTTCTTGGGTTTGGCGGCGATCAACAGACCACGTTCGTCAGTCCAAGCAGCGATTTGAATCACGGCGGCTTCCAAAGAAGTCTCGTTCAAGTCAGCTTGAGTGGCGGGTGTGTTGCTGTTGGTACCACCGGAGACCAAGGGGTGAGCAGTGCTGAACAAAGCCACGCCGTCGCCGCCAGTGTAGGTAGAGCTGAAACCGTTATTCAACACAGAAGCGCCTTTGACTTGCTTGGTGTAAGCCATTGCGCGAGCCAAACCTTTGGTGTAGCGAGCAGACAAGCTGTCGTACAAGTTATCTTCGATCGCTTCTTCAGTGATCGAGAAACCCAAAGCGATGGTTTCGTGGCTGTAACGAGTTGTCCATGCTTCCTGTGCGTTGTCATAAGCGATGGCGGAACCTTCGTTTTTGACTGGTGCAGCAGAGAAACCAGACAATTTGGTTTCTTCTTCAAAGCTACGTTCCGAAGTTTCGGTTTCGTAGATTTCTTTGTGCTCTTCGCCGTAGCGAGCGTATTCCAGACCGAACAAAGCGTTCAGGCCGGGGAGCAGTTCTTTAAGCAGTTGTGCGCGTGAAATAGCCATGATTTACTCCTTACGCACCGGTGGCGTCGTTGTATTGAGCAGTGTTGAGTTTCACGACGAACTCATAATAAGTCGTGGCTGTAGCACTACGGGGGCCTGTGGCGGATGCGGTAATCACATCGACAACGCGCAGGGGGAAAGTGTTGGTAGTGGTGGCAGAAGAACCATCAATACCGTAGGCGGAGTCACCAGTGGTGGTGCTGCCCACGTTTGCAACCAAAGCCACGTTCTTGCCAACGATCGTGCGAGCATAAGCTGCAGGAGTTGTAGAACCAGCAGTGGTAGCTGCGACTTGGAACACGGCAGTAGGATCATCCACAACATAGGCGTAAGCCAATGC